CTATACCTCCTGAAAATAATATACAAAAATCTTTTTGGTAAACCGATTGTTTTTAAGACTCATGCATAGTTATAGTAAAGTAAAAGTATGATAGTATATAAATGTACAAATTTGGTAAATGGAATTTCATATATCGGTGTAACTACCAAATCCATTGAATATAGAAAACGAACACATGAAAACGCATCAAAGTATTCAAATAAAAAATTTTACAATGCATTGAAAAAATATGGATTTGATAATTTTGAATGGAGTATTTTGCACGAATGTAGCAGCATTGATGAATTAAGTAGTTTGGAAAAATACTATATTGAAAAGTATGATACATTTAATAATGGATATAATCTCACAACTGGTGGAGAATTAAAAAAGATAATTTCGGAAGAAAGTAAAGAGATAATGCGCTCAAAACGATTAGAATGGTTCAAACATAATAAAAATGGATTTAAAGGTAAAACTCATACCGAAGCAACAAAAAAAATATTAAGAGAAAAAAGAAAAGACAAACCATCGCCAAATAAAGGGAAAGTGTTAAATGATACTCATAGAGAAAATCTTAAAATAGCACAAATAAACTGGTTAGAAAATAATACACATCCATTCAAGGGAAAAAAACAAAACGAGTTATCAAAGCAAAAAATGAAAGAAAGCTGGAAATCACGTGAATATTTAGTTTGCCCACATTGTAATAAATCCGGTAAATCAAATATGACTAGATACCACTTTGATAACTGCAAAAATAAAATTTAACAACATCGCCTGATACCGAAGCAAACACTAAGTTTTGGTAATCTCAGGTATTTTACGTATATTACATTATGAAATTTTGGGAAACAGGCGAAACAGCCACAACGGAAGCATTTGACTACAAAGTAATGAAAGAAAAGTTCATAGCAAATTTGGACTATCTTAAAACTATGTCAGTTGAAGAGCAAACATTATATAAAAAATGGATGGAATGGAATGAAGACCTACCAACCAATATGAAACGTCTACCGGTATTACAATCGCACTTTGATGCACTTTGGTTACCAACTGATATTACGAATAAGGAATTAACTATCGCACAAATACAAGCGCTAGACCCTTATGTTGAAATCGTTGAGGATAATCCAAAGGAAGCAACTCGTTGGACTGAAATCCGTAAGTTAATTCACACAATGGAATTTCAGGCGAATCCCGGCCGAAATGTAAAATGTTATGTAAAGGACAGGACTAGTGGTAAAATACTTGGGCAGATTTGTTTGGGTAGTGATATTACTTCGCTTGGTGTTCGTGATGGGTACATTGGTTGGGTAAAGGAAGATAAGTTTAAGAATGGTAAGTTGAACAACACAACAATCGCAACTACAATCGTATCAACTCAACCTTTCGGATATAATTTTTTAGGTGGTAAGCTAATCGCAGCATTGGCAACATCGCCGGAAGTTAGAGATTATTGGAAGAAAAAATATGACAATGTCTTAATTGGTGTTGGTACAACTTCGCTTTACGGAATCCACTCACAATACAATGGTATTCCACATTTCAAAACATTAGGAGAAAGCAAAGGTAAAATCAGTACGAAGCCAGATGATAAGGTATATGACCCTTGGCATCAATGGTTAAAAGAAAATCGTGCTGATTGGTACAAAGAGCATATCCTAATGGAACGTGAAAGGAACGGAGCAAGTATGGGTTATGAAAAAAACGGACCTGTAAGTGGAATTAAACAAAAGATTATTCAGGCCATATTCAAAGAGCTCGGAATTAAAGGAAACGCTTATGACCACGGATTTCAGCGTGGTGTTTACTTCGCACAAATGTATGAGAATGGTAATGAGTTTCTATGTTCAAAAATAGATGAATCTCAATTAGTTCTTAAACAAAAGTTCGCAGAAGGAAACGCTTACACTGTGAAATGGTGGAAAGATAAAGTAATTAAAAGATACGAAAAGCTACATTCGGAAGGTAAAATCAAACCGGAGGCACTATTCTATGTAGATGCAATTGGAATGACTTGGGAAGGAATGAAAGCACATTATTTAAAAGAAGTAGGAAGATAATATGAAATTTTGGGAAACAAAAGTAGACATAAATGCACGCAAAGTGTTGGTTATACCAAACATTACAAATTCTCAAAATATAGAAAAAGACTCTTTTGTAGATGTTATATATAATCACATTTTAGGACTCAAAGAATACGGGTCTTACTACTGGCACATAATACTACCACAACCAGTTAAAAAGCTAAATTTAGACAACGTAAAGCAACATATATTACCATTTACAGGCGATATGATTAAAATGAGAACGTATCCGCCTGATATGAATAGGTTGCTTGAAACATTGGAGTATGATTCAATATACTCACACCTTCCAGACTGGCCGCAAGTAGGTCGGTATAAAAACTCATTTGATACAAAAATTATTGGATATTGTCATTGGTGGGAAATGAAAACGTGTAACGCCGAAGACCGTAAGAACAAATGGCGTTGGATGCCGATTGAATTACTTGGAGTATCTCAAATGGAAACTTGCTTTTTAAATACGCAAGAACAAAAAGATAGAGTATTGGCTGAAGCTAAAATGTGGTTTAACGATGATTTTGTTTCTAACTTGAATAAAGTATTGACTGTTTGGAATTTAGGAATTGATAAATCTAAAATCATTGACGGACCTTCGAGAAATAAAGAAAAAATCATAGTTTTCAATCATAGAGCTGCAGCTTATAAAGGTTATCCTAAGTTTATAGAGTTGATGAAAGAGTATAGAGAAAAACGACAGGATTTCAAAGTATGGGTGCCGCAATTAGATGGAAAGCCGGAAGCCAGTTGGATTGATAATACAAAAGTGGCCAAGCACGATTACTATAAAAAATTACAATCATGCACTGTTGGAATACAAATGAGGCAAACAAATTATGGCTGGAGTGTAGCAGCAACGGATTGCATGATGAATGGAACACCAATGATATTTCAGGAATCAGATTGTTACAAAGAGATAGATCCTAATGGTTTATTTTTCAAATTTAAAAAAGACCTTTTTGAAATGTTAGATAAACTATTAGATAATGATGAATATAGAACTGAGCAATCGGTTAGGAGTATAGATAGAGCAAATGAATTAGCATTAAACGATAAAAAAATGCTTGAGATACTAAGTAAAAAATTATAAACTAAAATAAAAAGGAGGACGTTATTTATAAAAATATATACTACGAAAGAAATAAGAATACAATGCACATTTGGGATGATGAGCAAGGGTATTTCACAATGCCATACCGAAAGTATGCATATAAAAAAGACCCACATGGGCAATTCCTTTCAATGTATGGGGATAAACTTACTCGTATCGGACAATGGGACAAAGATGAAGCTGAAGACCTATTTGAATCCGATGTTCCGGAAACTACACGGGTATTAGTTGATATGTATAATACCGATTTACCTTCTACTGGCCATACGGTACTAACCTTTGATATTGAGGTTGAAATGATTACAGGTTTACCAAACACAAGAGAAGCTCAGAATGAAATAACAGCAATTGCTGCACAAGATAATATCAGTAGAGTGTACGATGTGTTTGTCTTAGATAAAAGTAAAAAAATTAAAAACAATGCTAAAAACTTTGATAAGGATGGTAGGAAAGTTAATGTTCACGTTTACGACAACGAGAAAAATCTCCTACTTGCATTCCTTGATTATTATGAGCAAATTAACCCGACTATTCTGACGGGTTGGAATATTGACTTCTTTGATATTCCGTATCTTTACAATCGTATAAAAAATGTATGTAGTGAAGGAAACGCTAAACGGCTTTCGCCAATCGGACAATGTTTCTATTCACCATATCGTGAGAAATGGAGTTTCGGTGGTGTCAGTATTTTGGACTATATTAACCTATATAAAACTTACACTTATACATTGGAAAGTAGTTACACACTTAACTACATTGCTACAAAGGAATTGGGTCGTGGTAAGGTTGAATACGAAGGTAATTTGGATGACCTCTTTGAGAATGACTTGGAAAAATTCATTGAGTATAATATTGTGGATGTGGAGCTTGTAGCAGCAATGGATGATAAGTTACAATTCATTGAATTATGTAGAGCAGTTTGCCACGCAGGGTATGTACCATACGAAGATTATATATTTTCTTCAAAGTGGTTGGAAGGAGCATGTTTGGCATATCTTAAAAAGAAAGGGTTAGTAGCAACCAATAAACCGAAAGACCGTAAGGAAAGAATGCAAGCACTACGTGATAACAATGAAGAGAAATTCATTGGGGCATATGTAAAGGAGCCTATTGTGGGTAAGTATGATTGGATATATGATTTGGATTTGACCTCACTATATCCTTCAATCATTATGACTCTGAATATATCACCGGAAACGAAAGTTGGTAAAATTACAAATTGGGATCCAGAAGAATGGATTAAAGGTGGTGATAGAATGTATAAGGTAGCAAATGATACCGAACAATATGAATATACTCGTCAGGAACTTGCTGATGTAATCAAAGATAGTAATTTGGGTGTGGCAGCAAATGGAGTTCTTTATAATCAGGATAAGCCCGGTCTAATCGCAGATATCCTAAATGATTGGTTTGATAAACGTGTTGAGTTCCGAAAGCTTGAGAAGAAATATGGCGAAGCAGGTGATACTGAAAAATATGATTTCTACGCAAAACGCCAGTTAGTTCAAAAGATTCTACTTAATTCAATGTATGGTGTATTAGGTTTGCCAGCATTCCGTTTTTATGATATTGATAACGCTGAGGCTGTAACTATTACCGGTCAAACTGTAATTAAGAAAACGGCAGAAATGGCTAACATAAAGTATTGGAAGGAACTTGGTACAAAAGATGATTACAATGTTTATATTGATACTGATTCAATTTATATGATGGCTGAACCATTAGTTAAACATAGGTTTCCTGATTATAAAACATTTGACCAAGACCGAATGGCAGTTGAAGTAAACACAATAGCAGATGAAACACAATCGTTCTTGAATAAGTTTTATGATATGTTATCTGAAAGGTTTTTCTTTATTGCAAAAGAGAAGCATCGTTTTGAAATTAAAAAGGAGTATATCAGTAAAGCAGGATTTTGGGTAGCAAAGAAAAGATACGCTCAATGGATGATATTGAAAAACGGAATCAAATGTGATAAGCTTGATGTGAAAGGACTTGATGTAGTTCGTAGTTCGTTTCCAAAAGCATTCCAAACATTTATGGCAGGAATGTTGAAAGATATTCTAATGGGTAAATCGCATGAAGAGATTGATGAATCATTAATTCAGTTCAAACGTAACATGCCCAATCTACCTGTAAACAAAATAGCAAAGGGTGGTGCAATTAAGGAATTGAGTAAGTATGATGATGGTAGTTGGAAGGTAGGACAAGCAGTTGGTGTATTTGAGAAAGGAACGCCAGCACACGTTAAAGCCGGAATAGCATACAATCGTTTATTAAAATTCTTTAATTGTGCATATAAGCACGAACCAATCCGTGATGGTGATAAAGTAAAATGGGTATATCTTAAAAATAATCCATTGGGACTTGAAACTATGGCATTTAAAGATTATAATGACCCAACTGAAATATTAGAGTTTGTTGAAAACTTTGTAGATAGAGGTGCAATGTTTAAAGCAGAGCTAGAAAACAAAATTGATGACTTTTATACCGCATTGAAATGGGAAAAAGCTACCAATGAAGTAAAAACGGCAAAGAAATTCTTTGCATTTTAAAATATTTTTCGTATATTTAAGTAACAACAAAAATTAAAATTTAAAACAAACAATTATGAACAAACAAAATCTATTAAGATTTATTCAAAAGTATTCTTTGGGAGGACTTATTGAGTCTGTAGCTTGGAACGCTGAGGGAAACAAATTATCGGTAAGGTTTATATCCGATGATAAAACACTATTGGGTGAAGTCGAATTTAACGCATTCACATCAAACCCAATGAATGTAGGCATCTACACAACATCATTATTGAAAAATATGATTGGTATTTTGGATAGTGATATTGCATTGAAAGTTGATAAGGCTGGAGATAAATCAGTATCTTTGAAACTTTCATCGGATGAAACAGAAACATCTTATCAGTTGGCTGATTTGGGAGTTATTCCACCAGTTCCGGATTTGAAAGCATTGCCTGATTTTGGCATTGATATTGAAATGGCCTCTACGATGATTGATAAATTCATTAAAGCAAAGGGAGCATTGAGTGATATTGATACGTTTACCGTATTTACCGAAAGTGGTGACCTCAAAATGGCCATTGGGTATTCTTCAATCTCAACAAATAGAGTTACATTCAGCTGCCAGAAAGGATTTACAGGCGATGTAAAACCAATTTCATTCTCAGCAAAGTATCTTAAAGAAATCTTAACAGCAAACAAAGAAGCAACATCAGCAAAATTGAAAGTATCAACCGATGGTTTATCGCACGTTGAATTTCAAATTGATGACTTCGTTTGTAAATATTATCTCGTGGAGATAAGTAATTAATAAAAATATAAAGTATGACAGAACAATTAAGTTTATTTCCAGAAGGAGAAACGCAAGATACGGAGTTTCAATTGGTAGAGCCAAAGGGAGAAATTAAAATAGCAGATTCAAAAGAAATCCAACAAGCAGAATGGTGTTTTCAATTCTTTGATAATGAGCCGGTAGTGTTTGGTTGGACTAATGATGAAGAAAAATCTACAAACTTGGTAATTGAATTAAGACCAGTAGTAGATGATACATTAACATTTTCCCAAAATGGAATGATGTTTAAAATCTTCCCTAGAGAAATGACTGAAGAAAGTAAACAATTAAGAGAACAACAAAAACAACAATTACAAAATGCAAGTTCAGTATAAGGTTAAAATTAAAAAATTACATCCGGATGCCGTAATTCCTCAATATGCAAAGAGAGGGGATGCTGGTATGGATTTGGTAGCAACGGAGGTCACAGATGGTTATGGGTTTAGTGTAACATATGGTACAGGTTTAGCAATGGAAATACCCGAAGGATTTGTTGGATTAGTATTTCCTCGTTCATCCATTCGTAAATATGACCTTTCTCTTACAAATTCTGTAGGAGTAATTGATAGTGGATATCGTGGAGAAATACAAGCTACGTTTCGTAAAGAAGCAGGCATCCCATCTAAACGATACGAAGTGGGTGATAAGATTGCACAAATGATTATCCTACCATACCCATCAATACAATTTATAGAAACTGATGAATTATCCGATACCGAACGTGGAGAGGGTGGATTTGGAAGTACAGGAAATTAAAATATAAAATATGAGTTTTTTCGCAAACGAAAATAATAAAAAAGAGCACAGTCTATGGGTGGAGCGGTATCGTCCGACATCCCTTTCCGAATATGTAGGAAACGAAACCGTAAAGGAAACGATACAGCAGTATTTGGACACAAATGATATTCCGCATTTGCTATTCTATGGCAAAGCCGGTACAGGTAAAACCACATTAGCAAAGTTGATAGTGAATACAATCAAATGTGACCATATGATAATCAACGCATCTGATGAAAACAATGTTGATACGGTAAGAACGAAAGTAAAAAACTTCGCATCTTCGGTTGGTTTCGCAGGTTTCAAAGTGATTATACTTGACGAGTTTGATTATATGACTCCAAACGCACAGGCAATCCTTCGTAACTTAATGGAAACATTCAGTAAGCATTGCCGTTTCATTCTGACTTGTAACTACATTGAGAAGATTATTGACCCGATACAAAGCCGTTGTCAATCATTCGCTATAACCCCACCAACAAAGAAAGATGTGGCAGTTCAGGTTACAAAGATTCTTGAGGCTGAAAAGATTAAGTTTGACATTAAAAATGTAGCAGATATTATCAATTCATACTACCCAGATATTCGTAGGATATTAAACACTTGCCAACTACAATCGGCAAAGGGTGAGTTGAAAGTAGACCATAAGATAATGGTTGAATCGGACTTCAAATCAAAGTTAGTTGACTTATTGAAATCCGGCGATGATAAGAGAAACCTATTCCTTAAAATCAGACAAGCAGTAGCAGATAATCGCCTTAATGATTATTCGGAAATGTACACAATGCTATATGAGAAAGTAGATGAATATGCAGAAGGAAACGTAGCAAACACAATACTTACAATCGCCGATGGTATTTCAAAAGATGCATTGGTGGTGGATAAAGAAATTGTCTTTATGAGTACAATGATACAAATTTTAAACATAATAAAATAACACAAAATGGAAAATCAAACAGGTGGGTTACCACTAAATTTCTCCCTTAGTGATGCAAGGGATATGAATTGTGAATGTGGAAATGGTATTTTTATGCCAGGTTTCAGATTCAAAAAAATATCAAGGTTAATAACAGGCGAAGCAAAGGATGCTGTATTACCGATTCAATTATATCTTTGCACTCAATGTGGTAAACCAATGCAAGACCTTTTACCAGATGATTTAAGAGAAAAATCAATAGAAGACTAATATGGCAGCAAAAAAGTTATTTGACCATTTGAATGCTATAACAGCAGAGCAAGACCCAAGCTACTTCAATAAGTTGACAGAAGAGGACATCAAAAGTTGGAGCAACTTTATGATCAATCGTTTTCTTTCAATGAAGCCAGAATGGGTCGAGCTGATTGCTACACTATTACCCCTATCGCAAACCCTTGAGCCGGAGCAAATGTACAAATTGTATATCAATGTTCTTCCAAAGGGAAAGCAGTATCTTAAATATACAAAAGGGAAAGCTGAAGATAAGTATGAAGAGTTTCTTGTTGAGTTAATCAAAAAGGAATATCTTTGCTCTGAACGGCAAGCAATTGAATACCTTGAGGTGTTATATGCGACTAGAGAAGGTAGAGAAAACGTAAAATTTATTTGCGAAAAATATGGAATAGATAAGAAGCAAATTACCAAACTAAAATTAAAAATATAGTTGGCAATTTGAATTATTTGTTGTATATTGTATGTAAATAAAATTATGGCAAGAGTATCATTTTCTCAATATAGTATGTGGAGTGGTTGTCCTCAACAATACAAATTAGCATATATAGACAATCTAAAATCCGGCGGTGGTAGCATTCACACCCTTTTTGGAACAGCAATGCACGAAACCTTACAAGAATACCTTGATAAGTGCCTTCGTATTTCAAAATCACAGGCGGATAAAATGACAAATTTGAAAGAAACTCTCAAAAATAAAATGAGAGAATGTTACTTAAAGGAAGTTGAAGGCGAAATCGGCAATACCGATGTTTGCACAAAAGAAGAACTTATTGAGTTTTTAGAAGACGGGTGCGTTCTATTAGAATGGTTCCAGAAATCTAAAAACTTCAATAAGTTTTTTTCTTTGAAGCACGATGAAGTTATAGCAATAGAACAGCCAATAAACACAAAGATTACAGAGAACGTAAATTTCTTAGGGTTTATTGATATGGTTGTTAGAGATAATTTCAATGGAAGGTATCGTATTATAGATTTCAAAACATCGACTAAGGGTTGGAGCGCATATCAAAAGAAAGACCCAACAAAGAATGCACAAATCCTACTTTACAAAAAGTTCTACGCAGAATTA